ACGCAAGATAACGCCAAGTCGGGCTGAAATGGCGGGAACTGGCGAGGACTGGCCTGAGCTGTCGGGAGTTGGTAGGACTTTGCCCAGATTGGAAACTGTGGTGTCGGGTCTTTCTGTGTACGCGCCTTTGGTGGTTGAGTTTGCGCGCAAATATATGCAGGTCGAGTTGATGGATTGGCAGGTGCATGCCGCAATGGGTTTACTTGAGTCTGACGAGTCTGGTGATCTGGTTAATCGTTCTGGTCTAATCACAGTTGCTAGACAAAACGGCAAGACTGTTTTAGGGCAGGCCATTGTGGGCACCTGGCTGACCAGCATTGCAGCGCTACGTGGCAAGCCACAGACCGTGATTAGCTCGGCGCATGAGTTACCGCTGGCTAACTTGCAGTACCAATTTTTGGCCCCAATTCTTGAGCAGTATTTTGACGCTAAACCTAAGTGGGGGTATGGCCGTATGGAGTTGGCTATGCCAGACGGGTCGCGCTGGTTTATTAAGGCCGCTACACCATCGGCAGGTATGGGCTTGAGCGCTGATCTGATTTGGGTGGATGAAATATATGCAGTGGATGATGCTGTCATGGCTCATTCTTTGCGCCCGACTATGAAGGCTCGCAATACGCGCACCGCTGGCGGTTCGCCGATTATGGTTATGACTTCCACAGCTGGCACCGAGGCATCCACCGCCATGCTTCGCTACCGCGAACTTGGTCTGTCACTTATTGGTGAGCAACGTGCCGGTGCTTTTTACTTTGCAGAATGGTCACCACCGCCAGGTGTAGATGTCATGGACACAAGCTGGTGGGGCTGGGCTAACCCCGCGCTCGGGCAAACACTAGAGCTGCAGTCAATGTTGATAGATGCTGACCACCCAGACAGATCATCATTCTTGCGCGCCAGCCTTAACCAATTTGTCAATGCCGATGCTTGTTGGCTACAGCCCGGGCAATGGGATGCCTGCCTATCTGATATTCAAGGCCCCGAAAATGGCTGGCTGGCTTGTGACTCATCACTTGACGGCTCACGCTATGTTGCTGTTCGTGCAGCTGTAGATGATGTTGGCGTGGTGCACGTATCGGTTGAGTTTGTGGTGCAGTCCTTAGCAGAGTGCCAGCAAGCCATGATGGATGCCTGCACTGCTCACCCCACACTTGGGCTGGCCGTTACCCCAGCATTAGAACACCATGTGCCTTTGCCGTTAATGAGGCGCACAAAAGTTGTGGGCTACGGCGAACTGATGCGCTACACATCTCTAGTTAGGGCACAAATTAACGATGGCAAACTGGTGCACCAAGGTGAGCAAAACCTTGCTGAACACATGAACCGAGCCGTAGCAATTATGCAGCAAAACAATCTGGCGCTCAGCAGCAAGCGTTCACCCGGGCCGATTGAGTTGGCGCGCTGCACTATTTGGGCTGCCGCTTTAGCGTCACGACCTAAGCAAGCAGGCAAACCAATGATGGTAGTAGTCAGTCGCTAGTATAAAAACGGTACTGCTCTGAGCGTTGTCGGGATGAGCAGGGCAGTACCACACACACCCGGCAGAAAGTGGCATACTACCGCTATGGGTATTTTTAATAAGCCAGTCACCAAGGCCGCCATTTCCACACCATCAGTGCAGGCCGCTGTGGGATACGCCCCAGTAGGCAACAGCAAAAACCCAATAGACAACTTCTATAACTACCAAGAAGGTGCAGCGCGTCAGCGTGCCATGACCATCGCTACCGTGTCTCGATCACGTGACTTGCTGGCTTCCGTCATTGGTTGTATGCCACTTAAAATGTACGGCGAAGTATTTGATGATGCCACTGGCGAGATGGAAGAAGTGCCACTAGCCCCTAGGTCTTGGCTACGCCAGCCAGACCCAGCCGTGACCTACAACTTCCTAATGGCCTGGACTCTTGACGATCTGTTGTTTTATGGCCGCGCTTTTTGGTACATCACAGAGCGCACAGTTGACGGCTACCCAACAAAATTCCAGCGTTTACCAGCCGGGAGCATTACCACATTGGATGAGCAGGGCCCCGTTTTTTTTCATCCGTCTAAGTCCATCAGTTTTGCTGGCAATGATCTTGACTATCGCAACATTGTGCAATTCCTTAGCCCTATCCAAGGCATCGTTTACAGCTCAGAGCAGACCATTACAACAGCATTAAAGATTGAGCAAAGCCGTTACAAAAATGCCCAATCGTCTTTGCCTAGTGGCGTATTGAAGCAAACTGGTGGCGAGCCACTGAGCGCGCAAGAACTTTCAGAGATTGGCGCAGCCTTTCAAGAGGCACGACTAACCAGCCAGACCGCAGTGCTTAACGAGTTCCTCAGCTACGAAGCCAGCACCGCTACACCGGACAAGATGCTGATGATTGAGTCAGCCCAGTATTCAGCACTAGACCTGGCGCGCCTATGCGGTGTTCCCCCCTACCTTGTAGGCGTGTCCACTGGTGCTTACGCCTACACCAGCAGTGAACAATCACGCGCTGATCTCTACATCTTTGGTGTTAAGCCCTACGCCGATTGCATAGCCTCAACGCTGAGCATGAACAACGTGCTACCTCGTGGCACCTATGTAAAGTTTGACACTGACGACTACCTAGAAGAAAACTATGTGGCCGACAAAATGACAAAACAACCAGAAGAAAACACACAGGAGTCCCTAGCATGATGCGCTTTACCAGCTCAACATTTTCCGTAGATGCAGCCCAAGATGGCAGCCCTAAGCGCACCATTACAGGCATTGCCTTGCCGTACAACGTGGAAGCCACAGTCTCTGGTGGTCAAGTTGTCAGTTTCTTGCCGGGCTCACTGCCTACAGAAGGCAAAGCCCCAAAGCTCTATATGAGCCACGATGCCAGTCAGGCCATCGGCCTTGTGACCGAGCGCAGCGATGACGAAGAGGCCATGTACTTCACAGCCAAAGTAAGCACAACAGCCCTAGGCGATGAGGCTTTAGTCTTGGCAGCCGATGGCGTACTTGACTCAGTTTCAGTAGGCGTAAACCCAACCAAGTTTTCGTACAACGAAGATGGAGTCATGATCGTGGAAGCAGCAGATTGGATGGAGTTGTCACTTGTACCACAGCCAGCCTTTAGTGGTGCTACCATCACAGATGTTGCAGCAAGTATCCCCACATCAGAGGATGATTTGAGCAATAATACAGAAACGGCACCCGATGAGCCTGAAGTTACCGAACCACAGGAGAACCCAGTGTCAGAAACACCAGCCCCAGAAGTCATCGAAGCATCAACAGTTTTTGCACAGCCAAAACGCAAGTTTGTTATGCCAACCCCAGGCGAATACCTTGCAGCAATGCACGCAGGCGGCGACACTTTCGCCAATGTAAACGCTGCATACAAAGAAGCAGTACGCGATCAGCAGACAGCACTTCAAGCAGCTGCAGGAGATGTGCTTACAACTGACACTCCTGGATTGCTCCCAGTCCCCGTTTTGGGTCCCCTGTTTCAAGATCTAAATTTTGTCCGCCCGGTTGTCTCAGCTTTTGGTGCTCGCTCGATGCCAAACACTCCAAGCAAAACCTTCGTGAGACCAACCATTACAACTCACACCTCAGCAGCCACACAGACCGAAGGCAGCGCAGTTAGCGCCACCACAATGGTCATTGCTTCTAACACAGTTACTAAAGCAACTGTTGCCGGTCAAGTAACGCTCACAATGCAGGACATGGACTTCACAGACCCATCATCAATGAACCTCATTCTCAATGACCTTGCTGGCGAGTACCTCATTGCAACTGACAACATTGCAGCCGATGCACTTGTTGCTGGTAAAACAGCTTCAGGCTCGACATGGACTGTCACCGCTGCAGACCCGACAACATTGATCAGCTCTTTGTATGACGCAGCGCGCGAAATTGCTGAGGACAGCAACTACTTCCCAACTCACTTGTGCGTGTCACCCGATGTCTGGGAGTTGCTTGGCCGTCAAACAGACGCGGACAAGAGGCCGTTATTTGGTTACAACGCCAACGGCATGATGACCACAAACTCAATCGGCAATGTTTCAGGAATGCAGTACACCAGCATGAACGTGCTCGGTCTTGATGTTGTGGTTGATAACAACTTTGCATCGGGAACCATGCTTGTTGTTTACGCACCTGGCTTTGAAATCTACGAAGCACAGCAAGGCGTTCTCTCGATTGCTAACCCAAGCACATTGAGCCGCACGTTCTCTTACTACGGTTACTTTGCAACTTTCGTTGCAAAATCAAGCTTCATTCAAGGCATCGTAGTCGCTTAGTCCGAAAGGCGGTTAGCCGCCATGGCTACATACACAGTCACTTTTAAGCAACTGCTAGACAACTATGCAGTGCTACAAACACTGACCGATACTGAAATAGAGGTGGGTCAATCCATCACTGTTGCCACTGTTGGTGCACCCTTTAACGGCACCTTTGTGGTCTATGCCATGCCCAAGTATGAGTACATCGGCATAGACACAGAAGGCGATCTGTTATTCAATAGCAATGTCAGCATCCCTAACCAGGTGCTCTTTGCTTGTACTGGCACAGACGTTAATCGCACAGCGTCAGCCACCGGCACAATTACCTACACGCAAAACTGCACGTGGGTAACAGTGGCAGAATTGGTTACATATCTTGGGGTGGATATCACTAACCCAAGTGATGATTACACGCTTGTTACGCAGGCTCGAGCTGCTGCTAACGACTTTGCTTATCGCCGCCGCCAAGAGTCTGGCTATTTTGATAGTCTGACCACAAGCCCGGGCCACGATTGCACGCTGGGTACGCTTATGTATGCAGCTGC